TCTCAACTTCTGCTGTAACTGCTGGTAAGAATATGGCATACCATACAACCGCTATAGGTCTTGGTGTAAACTCTGATGTATCAACAGAGATAAACTATGTTGCTGAAAAAGCATCACATCTCGCAACCTCAATGATGTCTATGGGTGCTGTTGTTATTGATGACAATGGTATCTATGAACTTCTTGACAATAATTCATAGGAGGTAATCATGGCTTTAGATATGAGTAAACTTACCAGACTAGCTGGTGGAAGTGGTGTCAACCTTTGGTATTATACATCTAATGACGCTTTATCTGTTGTAAGGGCGGCAAACTATTTCTCAACTGCTGATGCTACTGGTGGTGAGATGAATGGTCAATCTGCTCTTGGAATGATGAATGAGGGTGATGTCATACTAATATGTGACGCTAATTCAACACATAAAACTTTATCTGCAACTGTTGTTAAATCTGTATCTGCTACAGCAATCGACTGTGGTGATGGTTCTGATTTAAGTACAGCAGATAGTGATTAAGGATAGGGGGAGAAATCCCCCTACTCTAATATGGCAGTAGTAAGTACACACGCAGACTCAGCAATCGATATATGCAATAGAGGATTAATCCTTATAGGTGCAGAGCCAATGACATCATTCGATGATGGAACAACTGAGGCAAGAGTATCTGCAAATGTGTATGAAGATATATTAAGAACTTCACTTACTAATGCTCGATGGAGATTCTCCACAAACCAAGAACAATTGAATAGACTTACTGATGCACCAACAGCTCGATTCGATCTAGCATATCAATTACCAACAGATACATTATTAGTTCATGCAGTAACTGTAAATGATAATCCTATAGAATATCAGATATATGGATCAATGGTGTATGCTGATACAACAACTACTGATACAGTTGTAGCGGATTATACATTTAGGGTATCAGAAGAATTTATGCCAAGTTATTTTACTATGGCTGTATCTTATGCTTTGGCACAAGTATATGCCACATCAATAGCTAGAGATGTAGCGTTAGCAAATGGTATGGCTGGCATGGCAAATCAAATGATGTTGAAAGCTCGAAGTGTTGATTCACAACAGCAAACAACAAGGAAACTGGTAACAAATAGATTCTTAATTGATAGGAGAACATAATGCGAAAGCTACGAGTTCCTATCTCTAACTTTCAGTTTGGTGAAGTTAGTCCATCATTGATATCACGAACAGATTCTCAGGTGTATCAAAACTCTGCTCAAAAGGTTGAGAACTTTTTTTTAAGAGCAGAAGGTGGCATAATCAAACGGATGGGATTAAAGAATATTTATGAGTTTGATACCACAGTAAATACAGCAAAAGTCCAGCAACATAGACTTGTTCCATTTATTTTTTCTGATGATGAACGCTATATAGTTTCACTTGAAAATCTTAAGATAAGAGTATTTAGAGTTGACACATCGTTCAATGTTACTTTGGCGGCAACTGTTACTCAAGATACCAGTAGTAATGCTTTGCCTATTACCCATGATAATATTCATGAACTAACATATGCTCAGTCCGGTGACACTATGTTTCTTGCTCACAATACTTTTATGGTAAGAAAGCTTGTACGAACTGGTCTTACATCTTTTCAAATGGAAACATATACATTTGATGGTAATTCTGCAAATACACTTATTCACCAACCTTACTTTGGGTTTGCATCGGCTGGTGTAACACTTGATCCTTCAGCCTCGAGTGGGTCAGGTATAACGCTGACAACTAGCTCTGCTTATTTTGATACTACTGGTTCTCAGAGTGGTGGTGACTATCCAGATTCAAAGCATGTAAATGTTACTCTAAGATACTTTGGATCAGAAATAAAAATAACTTCTGTTCAGTCAGCAACATCTGCTACTGGTACAGTATTCGGTAATTTGAAAAGAAGAATAAGTGCTGATTCATTTAGAACAACAGAAGGTGTGGGAACTGTTGAAGTGACATTAGTTAATCATGGCTTTACTGCTGGTGATGCTTTTACATTATCTAATTCTTCTTCTGCTGGTGGAATAGCACCAAGCAATCTCAATGGATCAAGAACTGTAGCAGAAGTAATAGATGAAAATAAATTCACATTTACCGCTAGTGCAAATGCAACAAGTGCAACTGCTGGAGGTGGCACACCTAATATAGAAACTCATGCACCAACAACAGAGTTCAAAGAACAATCATACTCTTCTCTTCGAGGCTTTCCAGGTGCAGTAGCATTTCATCAAAATCGTTTATGGTATGGTGGAACTCTTGGTCAGCCTGATGGATTATGGGGAAGTAAGACTGGAACATTTTTTAATTTTGATATAGGTGATGCAGAAGATAATGATGCTCTTGATCTCACTACTGCTATAGGTGAGATAAATACTATTCGTCATATTATATCGAATAAAGACCTACATGTATTTACATCAACTGATGAATTTATTATTCCAGCATTGCAAGGGCAAGTGACTACACCAACCAATGCATCGATTGAAAGACAAACATCTTTTGGTTCTTCTTTTCTAAGACCATACATTTATGATGGAGCAACAGTATTTGTTGATAGCTCTGGTTCTATGGTTAGAGAGTTTATATTTACTGATGCTGTAAAAGGATATACTGGTAATTCCATTTCTACACTATCCAGCCATCTAATTAAAACACCAGTACAAATGGCAATGTTATCAGGAGCTATAGGCAGAGCAGAAAACTATTTATTTATTGTTGATGCAGATGGTACACTAGCAGTGTTTAATTCTAATAGAGTGGAGAAGAGAGCTGGTTATACGCAGTTTACATCACAAGGAAGTTTCCATTCTGTATGTGTTATAGATACTCGTGTTTATGCTGTTGTTAAATTTGATAAAGGTGATGGCACGAATAAGTATTTTCTGGTCGAGTTTGATAATAGTTTTAATATGGATTTGGCTAAAACTTATTCTGGTTCAAACGGAGTCTTCAACGTTAGTTCTGATTTCGCCAATGGAGCTGTGGTTGATGTGGTCAATGGCACTTTTTATCTTGGTTCATTTACTGTGTCAGGCGGTAATGTTGATGTTTCTTCGGTAGATTCTGCATTATCTTCTGCTGAGATTGGTTTTAAATTTAATGTTAATTTAGTTACTAATCCTATTGATGCTCAAGTAGCAGATGGTCCACTTACATCAGAACCAAGAACAGTACAGAGGGTTGTTCTCGATTTAAACAATACACTATCAGTAAATGTAAATAATAATGAACTGATTATCAGACAGGTTACAGATGACTTTAGTTTAGCTCGAACACCAGTTACAGGCAAAAAAGAATTTAGATTACTGGGGTTTGGTGGTGATCCCCAAGTAACTGTTTCACAAACAGCACCACTATCATTACAAATAAATTCAATAGTAGCGGAGATAGCATTCTGATGCCAGTATTTTTACAATTATTATCAGCAGTAGGAACTGTAGCAAGCGTTATGGGAACAATGGCGGCGGCTGATGCCGCAAGGGCTGATGCAGACAGAAGAGCAAGAGAAGTAGAAGAAGATCGAAAGAGAAACGCAATTAAATATCTACAGATGCATAATGATAGAACAGATCAGTATTTAGAAGATACAAATATAAATGAAGCTAACTTATTTGGTGGATTAAATAGAGATTTTGGTAAGGATCAAAGTTTAGATGCTTTTTTTAAGAAACAAGAAGCAAAGAAAGATGTTGATGTTGTCAGAATGGATAGACAAGCATTATTTACTGATGACAAATATAGAAGAGAAGCAATAGGTATAAGAGAAGCTGGCAAAGAAAGACAAAGATATCTTTACTTCAAGGCAGTAAGCACAGGTGTTCAAGGTTATTTTAATTATCAGAAGTATAAGTCATAATGGCAAAAGTAATTAAGCAGAGGATATCATTTCAAAATCAACCAATCGGTGTTCTTGCTCCTAATAGAGCAAAGGAACAAGCGTTGCTGGGTATTGCCAATGAAGTGAATCAACTGAATAATATTGCTTTCAAGGAGATGGAAAAGCAAGCCATCAAAAAGGGTGAAGAAGAAGCTCTTAAAATGCCAATGGAAAAGTTTTATACTCTCAATGAAGAGGGTAACTTTTCTGCATACTCAACAGATATATTTAAAAATATGGGTTCTGTTGCACAAGAATCTTTTCGAGCAGTATCAGAAAAGAAATATCTAAAGAGTGTTGAAGACGACATTAAGACTACAGCAAAGGAGTATCGAGCAAAGTATGCTGGTCAGGTAGGTTCTGCACAATCCTTTAATGATGTAATGTCAAACTATTCTGAACAGATAGTTAATCAAGCACCAGATAAATTTAAAGAACTAATTAAAGAAACTGCGAAGTATACTATTGCAGATCATGTTGCTGATTTAAATCTTAAGAATATTGCTATTGCAAATGCACGACATCTATCAATGGCAGATACAAAGTTTGCAGAGCTTACTGTTGCAATACAAAATGCTGAAACTCCAGATTTAAGAGCGGCATTAATAGACCAGCTAAGAGATACACTTGATGATTATCACAATATTGAATCTTATAGTGGCGAAGCTCGAGCAAACAATGTTGCCGCAAAAGCAGAAAAGAAGTTTGATGCTTTAGTTTTATACAATCAAGCAACAGATATGATGCAAGAGTTTGACCCAACATTAGATTCTGTATCAGAGCTTAACGCAGTACAGTTATATTTAGAACATGGCATTGGTGCAGATAATATAGCCAAAGTTGAGCAAGATGGAACAGTTACTGGTGATCTCTCTTTACTTGAAGAGCTGAAAGATCTACGCAGTAAGTTCTCTGTTTATAATAAAAAAGAAGTAGTAGGTGTTGTAAATAGTATAATAGATCGCAAGAAAGCATTGCTCAAAAGTACAAAGACTGAAGGCAAAGATAAAAATGCACGAAACAATATATTACTTCAAGTAAATGAACTAGCAGATGGAATTACTAATAAATCTCTTAGTGAGATATCTATGGGTGATATAACTAATTTTCAAAATAAAGCAGAAAATTTAGCATCTAATTCAAATGGATCATATTCAATTGATAATGTAACCACAGCAAAAAACAGAATTATTACAAAAATTGCTAATAAAGCGGCAAAAGAATTTGCTAAAATGTCAATGAACTCTCAACATTTTAATTTGCTTCAACAATATTTTAATTCTGGTCGAGAAGCTTTGCTTAATGAAACTCCATTTGGATTTGATTTACAGCCTCTCAATCAAATGCCAGAAGAGGCAAAAGCATTAGCCAAAGAACTTTATAAAGAGTTTGATGGTAAGCTTGACTTTGCTCAGTTCAATCGCCCTATCATGCAACAGCTTGGAGCAACAAAAGAACTCCGCAATGATAATGAGCTTGCGATAGTAAGAGCATTAGAAAAAATACAGGATGAAGAAACAAGGAAACGAATACAGCAACAGGCATTAAGTTATCAGGATGAATATTATTCTTTATCTGGAAAAGTAGAAGAATTATTTGATGCTGGAGAATATGAGCAAGGACAAGCTCTAGTTGATCAGTTTGTATCAAAAATAGAGAAAGCATTTGCTAAAGGCAAAGAGTCTGAAATATCTTTGGCTCTTGTTGGAAGATATAAAACAACTTTTGAACAACTTCGAGCTGATGCTACTGAAGATGACTTTATGAACATTGTAACTGAAGAGGCTGGAGCTGGTGTTCGATTAGTTGAAGCAGAAGATGGCACAGTTAGTATAAATACCGACAATATCCAAATGGTTAAGGATTTAATTAATTTTATTAGATCGCCTGGATCAGAAAAACTGAAAGAAAAATTACCTGATAATATTGTTGAGGCTTATGAGGATGTTTATAAAATACCTGGAACAACTGGTTTAAATACAAAGCTAACAGCCCTTGTTGGTGCTTTGAATACTGAAACAAGTAGTTTGAATACAGCAATGAAAAATAAAAACTTCATTGTAAAAGTTATTGAAGGATCTCATAGACCAACAACTGGAGATCGAGAAAAAATTGATGATCTAATACTAGAGCCACTCGTTCGACAAGGCTGGACAAACTATGATCAAACACAAACTCCTGATGCAAATTTAATTAATTATTTGAAAAGTGAGGACTCTCTACAACCAATAACTGAAGATAATCCAATTATGGGTCAAATATATACCTTGATGCGTAATGGATATTTTAGTCAACAATTTTTAGGATTATTAGAAAATAACGAAAATCTAAGTAATGATGAACTTGGTGTGATGATGACTCATGTTGATAGGCTTACAAGCATGAGGGATAAACTAAGTAATAGGCGTTTGCCAATTCTTGACAATACAGAAGAAGTTGCAAAGTTTAGAACTTTATTAAGAGTTGCGAGGATAACTGGACTGGTTACAGAAGATGATGCTGGAAATGTGTCTGTTATGGATCAAGCTCCATTGCTTAATACTTTTCGTAATCTTAACTCAATGAGTAATGCTGATATGCGTTCCAGTTTAAATACATTAGTGCGTCCTTTGAATCTTGATGTAGGTGATGGTGAAAATTTTAGAATAGATACTGTTGTTGATGCTTTGTTGAAAAAAACTGGTGCATTAGATAAAAGTGCAGTATTCCCAAAAGAGGTAAAAGATTTAGCTAAGTTCTATTGGGGAAACTTTATAACAACTCCAGATAGCAGAACTAAAAATCCAGCTTTAGTTTTTAGAGATTTTAAAAGTTTTATTCGTGAGTATATGGATACTGAATATCAAGAAACAGATGGAAATATTTTAGATTATAGTCAGCAAAATGTTAGAGGCATCAGACATACTAAATATCATTTAAATAAATATTTTACCGGAGAGCTTTATTTTGAAGCAATTAATTATATTAATAATACTCTTCCTGAAGGTTTTATATTTGATCCTGAAGTATCAATGTCAAAAGATTTTCTTGAGAATTTTTCTTCAAGATTTGACAATCCAGTTCCAGAAGATCAACTTGCTGGTTTATCAAATAGGTTTTTAAGACGTTATAGATCACAGTTATCACAGCTTGAAGAAAAATCACCACAAGCAGTAGCAAAGTTTCTTGAAGAAGAAGGTATCAAAAAAGTATTTCTTGTTGCTGAACCAACAAATCAAGAAGATGAAGTTGTTTATCAAGCATATTATCATGATGGCACTCAGGTAAAACCAGTTCTTGTTCAAAATCAGCAAGATCAAACAGTTCCAATGATAATTACAAGAAGAAGTATTGCTAATGCTTTTAATCAAGATGGTAGGTATGATGAAGCATTAGAAAGAATTTTACGAGAAGCTCAAGAAGAACGTCAAGAAATCTTGCGTAGAAATGGGTTGAGGAACTAATGAGTGAGCCAGTATATAGTAATATTCTTGTCGATCAATTTTATTATCCTTCTGGAGAACCAAACTTTGAAGGGTTTAGTCAAAGAACAAGATTAAATCCTACCTTTTGGGAAACAACTCAAGCTCAATTTGGATTTAGTTATGATAGTCAATATGAAGCTATTCAAGAAGATATTCAGTTTAATACTTTAGGTGTATTTAATCCAGTTGCAAGATTGTTTGATGGTGCAGAAGAGGAACAAGAGTTTGATCCTGACTTCAATCCTTTTGATCCTGAGTTGATAGAGGGTTATGAAGAACATGCTGATTACTTTGCAAATACAAAAAATATTGAACATTTTAATTTTAAGAAAAGAGTTCTTGATGAAAACTTTGCAAGAAGAGCAATAATACAAGATTCTGGTTTTTTTCAAAATTTAGGTGCGGCTTTTCTTGATCCCATAAATTTAGTTGCATTACCTTTTGGTGGTCCAACTGTTGGAATGGCACGATCAGCAGTAAGAGTTGGAGCTGGAACAGCGGCAATAGTTGGAGCAGTTGAAGCTACTCGTTATCCTTTTGATCCTCTTGCAACTCCAGGTGAAGTTTTTATGAGTGTTGGTTCGGCGGCAACTTTTGGTGCATTGCTGGGTGGTATCATAAGTGTTCCTTTGACACGCAGAGCTAGAATGATACGAGATCAGAATAATAGATTTTTAGAGAAAGAAGCAAAGTTAAATGAAGAAGTTGATTTTACTACTTATGCTTTTGATCAAGCCAATCTTAAAAACTCTGGTTCAAGAAATGTAGAAGATGTTGTTCCTACATTTTACAGAAAAACTGATATTGAAAATGTAAAGACTGAAGCAAAGAATGTTCAAAAAGGAATAGAGCAAAGAGAAAAAATACTTTCCTCTCCCCAACGAATAAAAGCACAGGCTAAAAAAGTAGATGAGCCTGTCGCAGAAACAGAGGCAAATATTCAAAGAGAAGTTGATGATCTAAAACAAAGACAGCTTGAACTAGATTTTTCCCAAAACTCAAAGTTATTCAAAGATTCTGAAGCTATTCTTACTGGCAAAAAAGATAAAATAGTAATAAATAATAGAGAGTTCGATGCAAAAACTGTAAAGACTCTTGATGATGCTGATCAACTTAAATCTGATAAAAAACATTTTGAAGTAGCAATACCAGCAATAAATAAAACAATAAAAGAAGTAGAGAACAAGTTAGCTAAGCTAAAGTTGAGAGAACCTTATAGGTTGAAAGATGTCCAAGAAAGAGGTTTTCAAGGAAAAAAATATGGTAAAAAACTTGATGAAGATTATGACGCTGGTAATACAAAACATCAAGAACAAGCCCAAAACTATTTAAAACAAACTGACTATGGCAAAGAAAAGAAAAAACTTGAAGATCAGCTTGAAGCATTACCTCTACGCAGAACTGAACTTATAGCTCGTCAATCTCAAACTTTAAGAGAAATAAAATTTAGGCGACAAGCTATAGATAAGCAAAGTGAAGAATTTAATTTTGACTCAAATATGTATATAAACAGTCCATTGTTTAGAGGCATATTTAACCCTTTAAAAGATTTATTATTTGATAAAACTGCTACTGGTATAGCAAAGTATAATATGTTGAGTATTGGTTTTGATAGTGGACTAATGCTTGAAATGCACAAGCGTGGAAGAATGCTTGGTAATAGTGTTCATCAAAATAAGGCGGCTCATAAAGGCAGAATAAGAGATTTTGTAATGAATATGAGAAGCTACTATTTGCAGAGTGTGGGTATGGGTAAAGTAGATACTGGCAACTTGTTTTCTATGAGTCAGATTGAGTGGCAAAAGTATTACCTAAGTGCAAGAAAAAAGATGGGTGGTGGTCAACAATTATCTGAAGAAGAGTTTTATGATAAAATACTGACTCATTATATTACAAATACTGTTGCTGATTCTGATGCTGAGAATGCCGCCATTGCTTACATGAGAAAGCATTGGGATAAAGAAAGAATAGAAAAAGAAAGTTTAGGTCTAATTGGTGGAGAAACTTTCTTAAAAGGAAAGTTGCCAAGATTAGCGTTAGATATTGAACAAAAGCAAATAGCTATCAGAGAACTTGAAGAAACACTAGCAACTAAAAATTTAAAACCACAAACTCGTGCAAAGTTTAAGAAATATATTGAGCATTATGAAGCACGAATAAAACAACTAAATG